TAAATAGTTTTTCTTCTCAGGGGATACTTACGCACATAAGATTATCGCAAATAAGATTTTGAGAATCTCATTTGCTTTTTGTATATTTAAGTTATGGAAAAAGATAAAAAAGGTCATATTGTTTATACGTTAAAGATATGTTTTAATCCTGATACTGACGAGGTTGAATATATAGCTGAAGGAATGAATGATGATTTTAATTTTACGTCTATAAACCCATTTGATTTAGGGGTAGATTTTAGTGAAGCAATTACTTCTGAGGATATGGAAGCTATACAGAAGCTTTATGATATAGAGAAGGATTAATGAGACAATATACTGTTAACAGATTTAAACATACTGTATATGAAGACGGGGAAGTTCCGCCTAGTATTAAGGTAGTAGAGGATTGGCGTAAAGGTAATATAGGAGACTGGGTAAGAGCAGATGATGAATGTGTTATTCAGATACTCCGTAAAGGTAAGATGTTAAGGAAAAAGGGTACTCGGTATTATGTAGGGACATGTACTGGTACCTTTTTAGTATTACCTAAAACAAAGATGGATACAGATAGAAGGCCTAATATATATTCATTTGGAGGGCATGATACTCCAGAGGAAGCTGTACAGAATAGAAAAGAATTAAATGCGAATGAAGAGATGTTTGTTAGATTTCTAACGCTTGATAAACATTCTCCAGAAGAAGCGTATGTAAAAGCGTTTCCTACTAATAATAAGAGGTATGCTAGGGTGAAGGCTGCAAACCTTATACAAACTGAGAGGGTAAGGACTCGTATGAAAGAAGAACTTAAACCTACTTTAGATGAACTGGGTATAGATGATAGGATGGTATTAAGTGGAATTAAAGATGAAGCTGTAAATGCTGAGAAATCAGATACAAGACTTAAAGCTTTATTTAAGCTATCTGATATACTAGATTTGGAAGATAAAACTACTACTAAGGTACAACAGATATCAGGAGCTGTATTTCAAGGCTTTACCGATGAGATGCTAGAGCCTGTAGAAAAGAAAAAAGAATTACCTGAATATCAATCTTTAGGAGATGAAAGTATCTAATGGCTAGAAAGAAGTTAGAGTCCGTTAGCAGAGATAATTAGTTAATGGCTAATGTTAATTTTAATAACGTATCCAAAGCCGAAGAAGCATTAAAACTTGCCAGTAAGGATTTAATTGCATTTGGAAAGCTGTTCTTACAAGATGATTTTATGAGGAGTGAAACTCCTCCCTTTCATTATGAGATAGCAGATGCTATTACAGATATGGATAATAAACAAGTAGCTGTTATCCTGCCCAGAGGTCACGGTAAGACGGTAATGACTAAATGTGATATAATGAAATCTTTCTGTTTTACTAAAGAACCTTTATTTTATGGTTGGGTATCTGCTACTGCGAAACTTGCTACTGGTAATATGGATTATATAAAATACCATATTGAATTTAACGAAAGGATTCAATATTACTTTGGTAGTCTAAAAGGTAATAAGTGGACCGAAACCGATGTGGAGCTAACAAATGGATGTAAACTCATTTCTAAATCGAATATCTCAGGAATCAGAGGTGGTGCGAAATTACATAAGAGGTATGACCTCATCATTCTGGACGACTTTGAAGATGAGAACAATACCATCACCCCTGAAGCACGTTCAAAAAATTCCAATCTTATCACCGCTGTTGTCTTTCCTGCACTTGAGCCTCATACTGGTAGGTTACGTATTAATGGGACTCCTGTGCACTTTGATAGTTTTATCAATAACCTTATTATCAACCATGAACAATCTAAGAAAGAAAAAAAAGACTTCTCGTGGAAGGTGGTTCTAAAAAAAGCAATAGATGATGATGGCACTATGCTATGGGATTCATGGTTTGGTGCTAAAGAGATGGAAAGAAAAAAGAAGTTTTACGCAGATAGTGGACAGCCACAAAAGTTTTTCCAAGAATATATGATGGAAGTACAGAGTGAAGAAGATGCAATGTTTACTCGTGACCATATAAAATATTGGAAGGGGAACTTTATGCATGATGATGAGTCAGGTATAGGATACCTAGTTCCTGATGATGGCGATGCACAACCAGTTAATATATATGTAGGTGTCGACCCAGCAACTGATAGTGCAAGAAGAGAAGCAGACTATAGTGTACTACTTGCTGTAGCTGTTGATTTAGATAATAATATTTATATATTAGAGTATTTAAGAAAAAGAGGTATACCAGTATTAGGTATTCCTGGTGAAGATAAGAAAGGTATTGTAGATTATATATTTGATTTTACGTCTAAGTATCATCCACAGCTATTTACAATAGAAGATACTGCAATGAGTAAGCCAGTATTCCAAGCATTAAGAGCCGAGATGCGTAGACGTAATGATTTTGGAGTACGATTTAAAGAAGAACTACCTGGAACCAGACAATCTAAAAGAGATAGGATTCAAGGTATTCTTGCACAGAGATTTGCCATAGGGCAGATACATATTAAGAAAGATATGTATGACTTGCATAGAGAGATAATTACATTTGGACCTCGTATGAGTCATGATGATACTATAGATGCGTTAGCGTATGCGTGTAAGTATGCACAACCTCCTATAGGTATAAAAGAAAATAAGGATAACGAGTATTATAAACATAAACCAAAGGCAAAGAGTTGGGTAATCGCATGAGTGATGATATAATCACATTAGATGATTTAGAACCAAAACCAAATGAAGATAAAGATTAGTGGATTTCTTTACTATACTTGAAACGTTTGGTTTACCTGTAGCAATGGTTATTGCATTAGGTTTCTATATTTCCAAAAAAGATAAGAGTGCTGAGAAACAAATGGATTGGGTACGAAATGAATTAGCGACTGAAAATAGAGAAGTTGCTGCTAGGCACGAAAGTATTGTAATTAAATTAATTGAACAACAAAAACAGATGCAAGAGAATCAAGCAAAAATTTTTACTAAGATTTCTACGCTTATAGAAATAATGCGAGCTTTAAGTGGAAATGGTCTTAGAGATAAATTTACAAATAAAAAAGATGTAGAAGATGATTGGTAAACTATATTATATTATATTGCTAAATACCATAAGGAATTTTAATGGCTAAGAGAGTTGATAAGACTGCAGACAAGGTAAAAAGAATTTACGAACAATGTAAAACCGAGAAGAGAGTTCAATGGGAATACATTAATCAAAAAGGATTTGATTTTGCAAATGATAATCAATTATCAGAAGCAGAACGTATAAGTCTTGAAGAACAAGGAATGCCTACATTTACTATTAACAGAATTATTCCTGTAGTAGAAATGTTAAATTTTTATGCAACTGCTAAAGACCCAAGATGGCAAGCAGTAGGTAGTGATGGTAGCGATACAGATGTTGCTGCAGTATTTTCAGATATAGCTGACTATATATGGTATACTTCACATGGACAGACGTTATTATCAAATGCTATTAATGATTCAATCACAAAATCACTAGGTTATTTAATGGTTTCCGTAGACCCTGATGCTGATAGAGGTATGGGAGAAGTAGTTATAAAACAACCTGATGCTTTTGATATTTATGTTGACAATAAGTCAAGAGATATTTTATTTAGAGATGCTGCTTTTATCTTAGTCCGCAAACTCCTCCCAAAATCACACCTCATCCAACAGTATCCAGATAGTAAGAGAAAGATAATGGCAGCAACCTCTAATAGTTCAAGCTGGGATGATATGTCTGAAAAAGCAAGAGACACTACTCAGCATGATTTCCATTATAAAGAAATGTCTAATAATGATATATATGGAGACAAAAGAGATGAGATAGTTGAGTTCTACGAATTATATGAAAAGGAAAGTATTGCATATAGAAATGTATTTATGAAAGTTCCACCTGACCCTGAAGTATTACAGCAAATAAAGCAACAAGCACAAGAACAAGTTCAGAAGATGCAAGCTGAGATGGCTGTAGTTTTAAAAGAAAAGAGTCTTCAAATGGAAGAAGCTGTAAAGGCTGGTCAAATGTTACCTGAACGTATGCAGCTTGAAATTCAAAAAGAACAAGAAATGATGCAACAGCAATTAGAATCTTTTGAAATAGAGATTACTGCTAGATTGCAAGATGAAAATTCTAAAATAGATAATGAAGTTATGTCTGATAAAGAATTTAAAGTTTTATTAAAAGATAACACGTTTGCACAAAGAGTTGTAGAGGCAATAAAGTTCCATGAAAATAAAATCAAGTTATGTTGTATTGTAGGAGATAAAACACTATATGAAAAATACTTACCAGTTACAGAGTATCCTATCATTCCATTTCATTATAAATGGACAGGTACTCCGTTTCCAATGTCAGCGGTTGCTCCCCTTATAGGAAAGCAGAGGGAGCTTAATAAAGCTCACCAGCTCATGGTGCACAATGCATCTTTAGGTAGCAGTCTACGTTGGATGTATGAAGAGGGTAGTATTGATACTGACTATTGGGAAAAGTATTCTTCATCTCCAGGAGCGTTACTTCCTAAGAGAAGTGGGTTTGAAGCTCCACAACCTGTAATGCCCTTCCAGCTTAATAATGCATTTTTTAGTTTAGTTCAAGAAGGTAAGGGTGATATGGAATATTTAGCAGGTATTTATTCTGCAATGCAAGGAGATACATCTGCATCTGGAGATATGCCTTATCGTGGTATGCTTGCAATGGATGAATATGGAACAAGAAGAATTAAGTACTGGTTAAAGAATTGCATTGAACCTGCTCTAAGACAGGTAGGTGAATTAGTTAAACAATATTCCCAAGCAGTTTATACTGCACATAAAGTATTTAGAATTGTTCAGCCTGAAAGTATCGAAGGCGAAAAGCAAGTAGAAATTAATGTTCCAATATATAATGATTATGGTAAAGTGATAGATAAATATATGGATTACTCTGTAGCCAAATTTGATATAAGAATACAAGCTGGTTCTACATTGCCTGTTAATAGATGGGCTTATTTAGAAGAATTAAAACA